TCTATCTGACACTTTCTTGTCTAATACATATGTATCAACTGGACCAGTAAGCTTTGCGGATTTTATAATATCACCAGCCGCAAGAGCAATTTCAGGACGCTTGTTCTTTTGTGCGTAATTATTAAGAACATTATTAGCTTTTTCAGTAGCAGGTTTTGATTGACTTAGCCCAATCTTACCAACCTCTCCCTTCTTCGGCCCTTTATCAGCATTTAAAACGATTTGCCCAATTTTTTCATTCTTAGGTAGAACAATACCACCACTAGCATACTTATTCCATGTACTTAACGTATCGTGTCCAATTGCTTGTGCGGCACTTTTCTTAATAACAAACTCACCAGGAGTCAACATAGCAGGAACAGTATCACCACTTCCACTTCCTGGGACACGACCACCAGTAGCAAACTTAATCGGTTTGTTAACTCCACTAGAAATACCAGCGGCAAAACCAGCAACACCACGACCCAACTTAACTGCGGCAAAGACAGTAAGCAGAGGAAGAAGGGGGGTGAGCGCTTTGGTGATTTTAACGAGGGCGCTTGCTAGACTGAGGGCGGAACCCACGAACGCCTGCACCATCGAATCCCCAGCGATGACGCGGAATAGGTCGGCAAACTCTTCCTTTAGCTTTGTCACACGAACGATGAGCGAACCTTGGGCAATGGCGGCATCCTTACTGAGCGAGGCTTGGCCAGATAGTCCGGTGTTAAGGGCGTCCTGAGCTAAACTGAATTCTTTAAGAAGGGGGATCACTTTGGAAACCTGACGGATACCGCCGATGGTTTCGACGATTTGGGCGAACCTTTTATCTGAAGTAGGGATACCTTCAAGGGCGGCGCTTAATCTCTTGACTGCTTCATATGGGCCGACGAACTCGCCTTGCATATTATCAAGGGTAACACCAATTTGTTTAAGTGAGTTAATGGTACCGGGTTGTTGTAATCGGGCAAAAATTGTTCGGAAGCCGGTCGCGATACTTTCGGCCGATTCACGAGTGGTCGCACGAACAGATGTAAATAGGGCGAGGAATTCATTTAAACTACCACCCGCCGCCTTGAATGCACCACCGCTCCGTCTAATCGCCTCGATTAAGTCACCGGACTCAACAGCATATTTTGCAGACACAGTGTTAATGGAACCTAGGGCGCCCTCTAAATCCTTGCTCTGTACCTTAAACTGAGCCATGACCGCAATAGCACCTTCAGTAGTCCTGGCGATACTATCGAATGTTGGAGCTAGTTCAGTTTTAGCTAACGCCTCTAAAGCCTTCTTAGTTTCGGTCGCACTTAAACCAGCCTGCCTTAATGTTACAGCGGTCTCAATCAATCCTTGCGAAGACACACCAAGGGTTGTTGATAGTCTGGTAACCTCATCTGAAATCCCTTTGATAACCCCCTTACTATCTCCACCCACCTGGGCTAATTTGATTAACTCGTGCTGGAACTTAACTGCATCCCTAAATCCGTTTTGGATAGAGAAAACAAATCCAGCAATCACACTAGCCGCCACTGAAAATCCAATAAATTTTTTCGCAGACACGCCCACCAACTCGCCAAACTGCGAGACAGACTTGGAAGCCGACTGAGTAGATTGTCCAACCTTGTTAATACTAGATGTTATCTTATTTATACTTGTGGCGACACTAGAGGCGCTTCCCTGCATGGAGTGAAACGTACCGGCCAACTGTTGCAGAACCACATCGGCTCTCTTACCGCTTTTTTCAATAGCTAATAGATTTTTATTTAGCAGGAAAAGCCTAGAGTTTAACTGGGTTACATTACCAATAGTGCTAGTATTAAGATTTAGTTTAATATTAGCATTAACATTAGATAAGCCCGCCTTGATCTGTGCAATGATCGGCTTTAAATTCGGTGGCCCTTTAATCTGTAGCTGAGCCTGAATAGCAAATGAGTGTGCCATATGATTCCCTCAAATCCTCAAATAAAAAAAACGTAGTGGTAGCGCACCTATTTAGAGATAGCACTACCCTACGTTTGAAAGTAACTTTCCGCTTACTGTGGTTGAGTTCGTCTCTCGGGAACATTAAGGAATGGCTTTTTGTCAACCAACTTGCCATCCTTGTCGATTCTCTGACCCTTGATATTGACTCGATTATTATTCTCGTCAACCCACTGACCTAGGTCGTTAATTAATAGACCAGTATCTTTATCATAAGGTTTTCCATCATCATTAAGATACTGTAGTTTATCGTTTACAAACCCATATTCAATTAAGAAAGAGTTTTCCGGGTAATTCTTTTCATAGTTGTAGTCAACCCCATAAACAAATTCCATATAAGCCTTGGTAGCATCACCCGTAACCTTCTCTTCGCTGCGAGCCTGGAATTTTTCAAAGGTGTCGAAAAACTTTTTCTTTACATTATAACTATACACCGTACATGCAAAAATTAGATAGTTTAACCTAGCCAACTCAGCCTGCCCCTCAACAGTTTGATTATCAAGGGAGTTTTTACGCATGGCGAGGTCCATATACTTCGCCCTCTTCACCTGTAATCCTTCTGCTAACTTCACAGCTTTATCGAATTCAAGACCACCCTCTTCTAGTTTTGCTCCCTCATGTTGTAGCTCATTATATAGCTCATTAAGTTCTTTCTCATCTTTATCTGTCCAAATACCCTTTTCGACTAGAAGAAGAGGAACCTGTGCCCTTAATGGGTTTCCAACTCTTAGTGCCTCAGCCCAAGCTTTAGAGTAATGCTTACCCGCCTCTGTCGCATCTGCCGCACTTGGTCTAACAATAGCAAGGCTAACCTTTGAAGTTTTGCCATCCTCTTCCTTAATTTCACTCTCAAAATCATATTGTGTCTTAGTTTCATCTGCCATATTCATGCTCCTTAGTTACTTAATTAGTAAAACCTTTGTCCATAGGTAAATCTTTATGAAACCTATTCCATTCAATCGTATACTCTTCAATCTCGTTCTTAGCCGCCCTCAACTCGTTATTTCCCTTGTCCAACATCTCTTTCCTGCAAGCCTCCCAGATTTTTCGTTCAGCCTTTTGGTCCTGGGTTAAATCTTTAATATCCTTACCCTGCCCCCAAAGGTCACCAAAGTATTTTTCTACTGTATTGATATCTCCAATAAATGTGGTTGTGATTTTCTTTGAAATGTTTTTAGAAAGCCTGTTCGCAGAAGACTTTCTATAGACAGCCTCGTTTTTTTTCTCAGCCTCTTTCCTTAATTTTGTAGCCTTAGCAAACATTTGTGAAATTTTTTTCATTTATCCTCCTACCCTTCCTTTAAACTACTTTAAACTATTCGACAGATTTATATTGGCTTGCATAGCTATTCGCATGCGAGTTTCCTTCAAGTCTAATTCGTTAACAGTGCCCTCCTCCTTAATCTGCTTCATACGTTGAGCAAGCGCTACCTTACCAGCGAAATCATTAGCCTCGTAAATCTTTTTGGCATCCTCAACCGTATCTACTTTAATAAATACCTCTTCCGAATTTTTAATCTTTTCGTTCCTGATACTCGACATAATATCTCCTTTATTATGCTCTATTTCTCTCTGCTTATGCTGAATCAACATCCACCCATCTAACATGTCATCATCTTTAACAACATCATCACCAGGGTAATCAGGCGACTCAGCGATATTATCATACATTTGAGCATATAGGATAAGATTTTTTTGATAATCGGTTAAATCGATAGATGGCTTCCCAAAAACACCCTTACCGGAATTCTTAGCCGACCCCCAATAGGATTTCCACGGTTCTCCCCTGGCTATCTCCCTTATCTTTTTTTCATCTAATCTACACTTATTCACTTCATTTATTATAGCATCTAGTAAATAATCCGGCTTGCCCCATCCAGAAAAATCTTTCCAGTAGGGCTTACTTTTATAATAAATTGACGCCCCCGTTAAATAACGAAGTTTAGCAGAGGAAGCAATACCATGGCAGGTCAAGTAGTCGAGTTCGTGCTTTTTCTGATATAGTGTATCAATTGCCGCCCTCGTATCATTCAGCCCCCGCCGCACCATTTCCCTCTCAATACTTTGTAGCTTCAATTCATATAGTTTAATCTTTAAATCCGTTACATTCTTAACCATCTTACTTAACTTTTCTTCCTCTGCTGACGACCATCCACCGCTTATTAATAGGTAGGTCATAAGCTCATCCTCGTCCCATATTTTTTCCTTCTTGCATTGGGTGAATATATCCTTATACACCTTTTGTGCGAAACACTTGTGTTCAATGGAAGGATTTTTATAAGAATATGTTTTCCCGTCTACGTCACAAAAAATAACTCCTGAAATAATCTGATAAGTATAATAATCAAGTTCCCACTGTTCCATGCTCCGCTACTCCCCTTTTTAACTGGAGATTCTCTGACTTTAGGTGTTCTATCAGAGCATCCTTTTGGGCTAACTTTTGTTCCATTTCCTCCATACTTATCCTGTACTGTAAATATAATTCTCCTATGAGTTTTAGATATCTCTCGTCCATTATCTGCGGCGCTCCTGTTCCTGATTAATAAAAAAAAGAGTGAATACAAATCAATGTATCCACTCTTAGTATAGTCTTTATCAACCAAGCTTTAGTATGGCCAAGGGCAGGTTGCAGCGCTTGGGTCTCGTGGATGAGTAATATCTAAATGAGATTGTGTCTGGTAGGTGTACTTTACAGTAACGTTGCCACCACCAGTGTCACCACCAGTATAAGTTACACTCTGAAGTTTGTTCTTAGTACCAAGGTTAAGGAATAGCCCCTCGCGACAACGAATTCTAATAGAACGATTTATTAGATTATTACCAGCATTCGGGCCAGTCGTATAAATACCTTCGGCGTAAGCGTTAACGTTATCCCACTTGGTTGCGGTTACGTTAATCTCCGTGGTCACATCAACCGGGAAGTTAACGAATCTATGGTACGGACCTCTACGACCCTGCTCATTAATAGCATCACGACCAAGAGTAGCACTTACTGTAATGTCGCCAAGGTGAGAACTAAAGTTACCACCACTATCACGGTTGTTGGTGCCCGAGCTACTAATACCATCAACATCAGGAGGAAGAATAGTTAGGAATGCAGCAACTTGCCCGTTTTCATCTAGAGTATTTGAGGTTTCTGCGGACGGAGAACCGTTACCAATTGGGTAGAAAATCATATCCTGTCGCCTTTGAACACCACCAGAACCAGCGGTTAAAGCGAACGGAGAATCGTTACCACTGAAGAATCCACTAAAGTTCATAGTGGCCCCACCAGCAATGTCACGCCAAGCCTTATCGTTAGCAACGGCAGTAAACGACTCTGTATAGTTACCGTCTAGTGAAAAATTAAAATTACTAGATGACCAATACGCACCAGAAACATTCACTTCAGCGATGGAAACACCAGACGCCGACTGTTGAGAATCACTAAATACGTTAAGAGCAATAGTTGTTCTAATATTTGATCGACCGACTAGACTTGCGTTCGGGGCACCATTAGTCGCCAAACATACAAGGGGAGGGTATCCATCGATAACTTTTTCGGCTGTAAGTTCAATATCGGGAACAACTTCAATGTTTTCGTAAACTTCGATCTGACCTAGTTCGCCAACCGCATCTAGGTTAAATGTCGTGGTGATACCCACGTTCTGTACACCATGCGCCTCAATATAAGTGGTGCTTCCATATTTGGAAAAACCGACTGATTGAATAGCATAAAAAATACGTCTATTTGCTACCATAATTTCATCCTCGCTTTTATCATTTTTTCATCATTTTAAAATGAGAACACTCGATAATGTTATATACACCAAACAGGTCAAACGAGTTAGATATTCGGTATTTGTACTTCCATCTGCGCCCTTACAATACCCTGGAAAAGACCGGGTGATAAATTAACCGTCTCCTGACTGGTTACCTCATAGAAAAAAGCGCTCAAGCCAGGATAAAGTCTTATCAAATCCGGGTAGCACACAGCCGATGGAGTAATCGACCCATAGTAATCGAGGGGGAAGGCGTTAGCAGAGGAAATAGCATTCTTGTCGTAAAAAAAGATACGCTTTTCTTTTTGATACGTGAGAATATCTACAAGGTTACCACGCTCATATGTTGTTTCGGCAAATATATGGAAAAGTAAATCTTGATAAACCCATTGGCCGCCACCCTGTTGGTATGGTTTAAGGGTGCGACGTGGCACCGACTCTACGATAATAGCGGGCAACTGAATGCGGTTTTGCGCCATAGTTGATCGGACGCCAGACCCATAGTTGTCAAAATTTGTATCGATAATAAATGAATTAAACTGTAACTCTTTAAACCAAGGGGAGTCAGCTTGGTAGCAGTTAATGTATTTATAACTAAAATCCAACTCGACTCGACTGTTAATAGGAATAGAACTTGCGAAGACAACTCGTCCCAATGGATAGTTAATTTTATATGAATAATTACCAGATGTAGATAATGGTAAAAAGGTATTATTGAGATAAACACCGGAAATCGGGATGGGTTGATAAGCGTAATCAACACCACTCTCCCATACCCAATTAGCTCTGAACCCCTCCCAAACCTGTCCTTTATTGTAGTTGGGGTCTTCTGCCAATCTAAGTTTGTATTGTGACCCACCATACGCACCCGAGGATGTTGGCCTATTAACATTAAAGAATGCGCCAATACCTAATAGTGACCATGTGAAAAAATCAACAACATTACTAACGAGTTGATCGTTTAATAATGAGTCTCCAATATTGCTGACACCTTTTAATCTTGTCCAGTCTGAACTCATCTTATATCCTTATTTTAATCTATTTGTAATTTCTTCTTCGACAATTTTCCCTAACACTCTCTCCGTGGAAGCGTCATCTACAAAAGCACGAGTGATAAAATTATTGTCTTCGGTACCACTAAAATGAGGAGGCACCCTCCAACCAGCCCCATTTTTAATCATAAAAGCATTGTGAGACCTAGATTTAGAAGAGTATTTATATTCGACACCATAATCAGCGATAATAATTGAATCACCCTTAAACAACAACCATTCTAACCAAGGGATCTCGTTAATACCCGACATATACTTAGCAGAGGAAAGTGTGGTTAATTCGATAAACTTATCTTTGACCAATCCGATAGTTACCGCTCCAGATAGGGCGCTCCCGACGATTTTTAGCCCCTGGAAATCAACGGTGACCCCATTAGCTAATGTTTCTAAGATTTGACTAAGGGCGCTCGATGGGTCTTTTAACCCTAATTCCTGCCCAAGTTTCCCGTTAAGTATATCATCGTATTCGGGAGTGTTCATTACTAAGTGTTTTACGAATTCACCCACCCTAATTTTAATATCAGGGATAGCCGAAAAGATGGCGTCATCAAGAGCTTTAGAAAACTCAAATAGCAATATCTTTTCTATTTGATCAGAGGGGTCTGTAATACTTAGGGAAAGTTGCATGTTAACCTGCCGACCTATCTAGTAAAGCGGTGAAAAATTTACCCTGAACAATATTCCCCTGTGAAATAGGTTCGCTCGATAATCTAAATCTATAATTAGCATAATCGGCAATTTCAATATGAGGAACAAAATAACTCATCCTACTTATCTTAGGCATGTCGGCTATGTGCCCCTTAATACTGATGACCCCATTATTTAGTCTCACGTTATCTAGCTTGGTGTTCATATATTTCTTGGGATTCCAGTGAACGATTACCCGAATTATTTCTGATACCTCTTCTGCTAACGACCCATCATTGCCACTACCGTCACACAATGGGCATACCGACCCCATTGGAAAAGGCATTGGACCACCGTGCAAATAAACATTCTTTGACTTATTACCGATAGGGTCTCGAACGCAATTTGAACATGGGGTTATTTTAGGAGGATAAACAACTTTACAATCTTTACCTAAGTAGAGGATTAAATCATTGAGGGCGAATTCCATAATCTGGATTACCCCTGGATCAAGTGTGAATATTTGTCCCATTCTATCTCCTTAAAAAAAGTTAGCCCTATCTCTATTTGTATAAGATGCCCATCCCATATTTCCGCCCGCATAAAGTCCCGGCGTAATAATACTAAACGGTCCAAAGATGCCCTGACCACTTGGACGATTACCGAGATTATATTTCCATCGTGCCGCCTCATAAGAATCGCACGCATTTTTCGCCACTGTTGTTTTCCCTGCTAACGTTCCTCTTAGGTCGATAGAACTACCTTCGTCGCTAATAGCAATAGCCTGTCCACCGATTGTTTTTAGTTCTCCCTGTGCAATCAGACATACAGTTTTTAATGAGACCAGCCAAAGGAAAGCCTCGTCCCTCGTGTTAGCAGAGGAAGAAGTGGGGTCGGGCACAAGCGTCTGATTATCAATATTACTCACATAATCAATGTTAAAACTGTTTTCCTGTTGGACCCATTGAGACGCAATCAGTATCGTGGTAATTAAAGTGTCGTCCGAATATGTTTGAGGGGTCGCATAATCATTTATCATATATCGGATCATTGTTACAATTTCAGTGTCCCAAGCCATAAAGTCTCCTATCTAGGGGTTACTGGAGTCAAATATGTAATTGCGCCAGGTATTCCACCATAATCACCAAAGGTTTTTATACGTCCAGATGCCGCCACAAGATTTAATAAATTTGTACCATTACCAGCGGTAAAAACTGGAGAGCCAAGACTATTAGTATAATTACCACTAGCATGACTAAAATGGTTTAATTGTGATATAAGGGCGGTGGGGCAAACGCTACTATAATCCATTCTTACACCCGGCAAGCCAGTGCCACCCGGATTATTGTTATAAAGTAGGTTACTCTCTAAGTATAGACTACCCTGGAATTTAATAATAACACCATCTGGGTCGGTTATTGCCCCTGAATCGAAATTGCACCCAACGATTCGGGCATTTGCCGGATTACTGGTCGTCCCATAATTAACCAACATAGCTGCGGACCCTTCGCTCTGACATGTCTCCATGGTTAAAAGGTCTACACCCATACGAACATCGGTAGTTTTATTAGCTAGAAAATTACAATTCTTTATTGCACATACACCGGCCACAGCACCACCAAGACTAAAGTCAAACCCGTAATCATTAAACCAGAAAGCTGACCTATCTACGAAGAAGTTTTTAGTATTACCGCCGCCGGTCACCACTCCTTTTGCCCCACTTAGAAATTTACAACTAACTAGCTCAATATCATCACACGCTAATGTACTTGTAACACTATCAAAGCCTACACCAATCGATAAACACGCGCATCCACTCCCCTTGTTGCCGTTAATAATCACATTTTCCATAAGAACGTGATTAACCTGCTGAGTCCTTACTGAGTCGTTGTGCATATATATTCCATATTGCGCCTTATTATTTGTATCTACAATAAGGTCTCTAATAATTATATCACAACCACCCGCTATCTCTAATACCGCGTATTGTCCAGATGGACCCGTCCACTTAAATAGAGAGCCGTCATTACCCCCCTGAGTGGAAACCACTCCTTCTATATTAAGTCCGTGACTAATCCACCCTTTATATACAATTGATGAAGCGATAATGTAACTACCAACTGGTATAATAATTTTACCAGATTTAAGTTGATTAGAAAAAACATTAAAAGCATTTTGGATGGCGGCAGTATCATCGGTTCCACCGTCGCCCTTGGCGCCAAAGTCTTTAATGTTAATTACATTATTATCAATTATTCTGCTTTTAGGATTATATGTCATTGGATATACCAGTTCCCCGAAAAGGATTTAACAGTAAAAGATTGCCATTGCGTAGATAGAGACTGTGATGTTACCCCATCTATATTTTGCCCACCAGTTGTAGCTAGTGTAATTATATTAACGGACGAATCTATTTTCTTAACAGTAAACTCACGACCGTCGCCAACACTAGATGCGTTTGGTAACGTAAGGGTAAAAATACCACCGCTCGCATCACCCAAAATCCAATCATCCGAATTAGTAATTGTATATGCCGCACTCTTGGTAACTATATTTGTTCTTAACCCGTTGGATTTAGAAACACCGTTAACCTCTAATTTCTCTGCGGGCTTAGGGAAACCAATACCAAGGTTACCACTGGCAGCTAAGGTCATTCTAACCGCAAGACTACCATTGAATGTTGCGAATCTTATTCCAGAATCCACACCAGTAGATTGATCCGACGTATCGTTAAAACCTTCGATATATGGAGCGTTGGTTATTGTATATCCACCATGCGCCCCTAATAATAACTTAGCGGTATTATTTGTAGTAAATGATCCTCCGTTTGATACAAATAATGGTACAGACGTGCTACCAGCCGCAGCACTAGTAGTTAACCCACCCTTGCCACGGAAAGACGCCCCACCCGTATCAGTATCCGACCCATAGAAGATACTAAGGGCACTAGTTTTTCTACTAAAGACAGCAGCGACGGTTGGAGAGTTACTACCTAATGTGAATATTGGGTGGCTTCCATCGAGAGCTAAATTACCATCCGTAATTGAAACACCAGAAGAAAGACCTAGTGTTGCGTTACTACTGAAAAAACTATCGGCGCGTAATCCAGTCGCTAGAATGTTAGTAATATTTAAAACGCCAGTTGGAAAAATGTTACTTGGCTGAATATTAATGATACCTGATCCATTCCCGTTTGGCGTAAGGTAGTCAATGTTATTACTAGCAGCACTAACAACTCCATTAGCCGCTTTTAATAAACCACTAGTGTTAGATACCTTAATGCCACTAACAACAATCCTATTATTAGGAGCATCATATGTTACTGTAGTCGCAGCTAAACCAGTGTTTCCGTAAATAGGAATGACGCCAGATGGACCAGAAACCGCTGTCGCTCCAGAGGTATTTATAGAATTGATTGCGTCGTGAATATCCCTGAGTGCCCCAGCTGTAATATCAGCTTGGCAAATATCATTAACTGCCAGATCAATATCAGAAGTACCCTCAAGTACCCCTGTAATATTTAATGTAGTAGCCCCACTGCTTCCAATCGCATAAATTACCACCGCACTATCTGATTGGCGAACGCAAGTCACTCTTATGGGGAATCCACCGGACCCAAAAACACTAATAGGATTAACATGTAAAACGCCATCCCCATTAATATGTGGTATGGTGATAACAGAACTTGCATTATTTACTGTATTATAAAAACTCATGCTTTATTCCTTAATTATTACCAATAACGTACCACTTGGAAACTCCATCAGATTGAATAGTTACATATTTATTCTGAGAATTTAATATATATGCACCAACACCATCGATAGTATCGACACCAGAAGCAGTTACAGTAATAGCTCCAGACCCACCAATATTTTTCATTACAAAAACTCGACCGGGTATTACGCTACTTGCTGGTAGCAGTATCACCGGAAAATTACCACTACCAAGAACAGTGCTATCGATATTAGTAATAGTGTAATTAGATGTCTTGATACTTGAAATTGCTGAGGCGAAACCAGTAGCAACCTGTTCGTAATCTTTTGTAGTCTTAGCAATAGCAACGTTGCTGCTGTTTTGCCATTCAGTAAGATTGGCGGATTGGTTAGCCACCGACTTAATAACCACCCCCTTATTATTAGCGGCGGCAACATCTACATATAACCTACCATTAACCGTAGCCCCAGTATTAACCCGATTAGGCGCAATCCTTACCCCATAAGCAATATTAGTAATTAGCGTAATATCAGCATAACCCGTAGATAAATCATTTGTCTCAAGAGAAATTCCATTAGTAGATGATTTAATGTACGGGAAATTACTGGTGTTTACACCATTCTCAACATAGGTTGAACTAGTCCCAGCCCTAATCGCGAAGATTCCCGCCCTACCTGGGACGTTTACAACCGATGCGCCCGTCGTTCCTGTGTTATCCTGCCATTCCTGAACGGAAATAAGTGTATTTTGTGTTGCTGTACCTACATCGGCTACAGAGGCAATATCAGTCGTAGTTTTACTAAAGGTAAATGTTGTCGAGGTCGGCGTACTCGAAATCGTGTAAGTTCCGTTCAAAACAGAATTCGTAAGATTAGTGATGATGATCGAATTTCCAGCTACGAAATTATGAGCCGATGATGTTGTAATTGTAGCAACATTTGTCGTTACGGCAACATTCGAGATGGTTGCAACGATACCAACCGCTCTTACAATTAGAGCTTTAGTCGCTGATGAATTAGAAGTAATATGAAGTTGAGCAGCGGGAATTGGCGAGTTAATACCAACTCTACCAGTTGAACCATTTGAGTTTAATTGAATTGTGGAAGCGTCAATTTTAATCGGTGTACTATAGCTACTAGTAACTATTTCGCCTTCGTTTGAACTATTCGCCCGAAAGAAAAATGCGTCGCCAATACCATTAGCGAACTGAAACCCAAGGTATGAACCATTCGCTATACTGATCTTAGAAGTTGGCGGGAAAATAGTGGTACCTAAACCTATTTTTCCATTTATATATACTAAACTAGCATCATCTGTTAATAAACCACCTGCTGTTAAAAAGGGGATTCTTCCACTCGCACCAGTGTAACTAAATCCACCACTAGCCACAACTAAACCTGTAAAAACTTTAGGGCCACTAATGGACTCAGAAATATTACCAAACTTATGGATAACTCCAGAATCATCAGCTTTATTGTTAACCGCACTATGAATATCGCTAATTGTTCCCGCTGTCAGATGAGCTTGACAAATATCATTAGCGTGTAAATCAATATCAGAAGTTCCCTCTAGAACCCCATTGATACGCAAAACGTCCAAGCCACTATTCTGGACACTATAAATCACAAAAGCATTATCTGATTGACGAGTACAAGTCACCCTTAATGGAAAACCCGACCCAAAAACAGAGATTGGGCTAACGTGTAAAATACCATCTCCCGACGAGTGGGGTAGAGTTATAGTTGCGGTAGCATTATTAATTACATTAAAAAACGCCATAGTTTACCCTCACACTAAAGGAAGATTGCCTAATACCTTAAATTTAGTAATATCAGTATGTTGTTCGTTTGAATCGTAAATCAAATAAACCTGATATCTCCAAGAACCAGCCTGATTTAAATCTGTATTTGATGTTCTATAAATAACAACACCATCAGAACCATCGGTCAAAAAAGATCCTTCTACTGTTAGCAAAGATCCGTCTGGCCTCTGGAATAGAAAATTATTAGTGGTCGCACTCGATAAATCTACTGTTGCATCATCCTGGTCTTTTATGGTTGACTCAAACTGAACTATATCACCCACATGAATTTCACTAGACATATTTAATCTCCTCAGACTTATTCTTGATATAATTAATGTTAGTTAGTTGTTGTTTAACATAATTAACATCTGAAGATAAGGTGGTGATATAATTATTACTAACAACCCTTAACTCTATTGGTAACCCTAATGAAGTTAAAAAAGTACCAAATGTTACTGGAGTAGAAAGACCGCTCGCAGAGGAAAAAGTGGGGGTGGCGTTGAAAACATCAGTATTAAAATCATTAGTATTCATATTGAGAAAATCTTATTGGGGCCACTATCAAAGGTGATATATATATTTGCGCCCGTACTAATTACCGGCAAACCGGACGCCGTATCTATCAACATAATCAGCGGGCTTGTGGTGGTGTCGCCCGTATCTTTATATAAAAGAACGTAATAAATATTTTGGCCGGACCCCACAAAGTTAAATGTCAAGTTATCCGCATCAGCCGCCCCACCAACCACACTTTTCCCTGCTAACTCTCTTCTGTGCTGAAGGCCGGGAACAAGTCCACTAACGTCAGATAGGTATTTATGAGCATTGAAATCTGGGATATAACTTACATTAACAAGCGTAGCTTTAATTGTATCGTTAAGCCAATCTATTCCTGATGTTAAAAACAGTTCTTTAGCGTTTGTATACATTGTATTTGCCATAACCAATCTCCATTAAACACCACTTAGTTCTAAATACATATACACAAAAAAGCCCGCTAGACACTCCAAAGAAGTATCTAGCGGACTTATTAAAAATTTACCTAAGCCGAACTTAGTAGCTGAGCAATAGAACTCGTCTGTTGTCGGCCGCGAGCCATCCAAACTCACCCCATCCGTAAAGCCCTGTTCTACGCTGCCTGTGCATAAGAGCATCCTCGAAAATCTCAACATCCTGTCGAACCGGCATAACGAAGCTGTCAGTATGCTCAAGGTCAAGACCGACTGCCAACTCAAGGTCGCCAGTTGCCACAGCGCCACCAAGCTGATTAGTGAAGAAGTTTTGATACTCCTGCCCTTCACCAAGCTCGAAAATGTCGTGAAGGTTAACGCTGAAGATTCGTAGGAACTTGTTGTCTTCGGAAACGAAAATCTCTCGGCGAGTAAATTCGTCAACAATATCAACACCCCAGTTACGAATACCTTCAATACCTTCTGGAGACATGTAAAGGTCGGTAAGCTTAGCTTTGTTATTAGAAGCGCTATTACCACCACCGTTACGGGTCATAATGGTCTTAGCAAGGCTAATTACACGCTTTGTGAACTGCCCCGAACCAGCATCCGAATCGAAGACGACAATGTTACGGTCAACACCAGCGGCAAGTAGGGTGTGCCATCCGTCATCGTTCATTTTCTTCGTAAACTGAGCTTCAAGGACTGCCATGGCACGGTTTGCGATATCCCAACGAGCGTCACGACTGTACTTTAGAAGCCAGTCAATAGATGCCCCGATATCGTAGGTCGGGACCGAGACATAATCACCTTCAATATGCTTTTCAGGAATACGACCAGCATTAGGAATTGTATATGCTACATAATCCTTCTGGGTTCCTGGGGCAAGGAAGTCAAGTGGGAACTCAATAGCCTGGCCGGGTTTAAAATCGATCCGTTCAAAGATATCAGTGACGATATCACCACTCATCAAAGATTTACGAAGAGGAAGCTCAAGTGCTTTAGCTAACTCATGTGTTGCTGGTAAGGCAATTGAGGGATCGTTATCGCCTGCGGTGGCGAGAAGTACTTCCTGATCCTCTGTTGCGAAAATAGTTTCACGACTCATTTTTCAACTCCTTAAGCTAGGTCCACATTTAGTTTAGCATAACCATCTTCATCTTTGGCTGAACCGAACCAGCCGACATAAGGACGAAGGGCGAGATTTGGCGAGGCAGAGTAGTTAGAGGCGGTTGTATTAACAACGTTGATTGGCATAACATTACCAGAACTAGTTAAGTAAGCATTGTCGCTTACAGCAGGGGTGCCGATGATGTTATTAGTAACAACGAAGCCAATCTGAAGAATACGAACCTTTCCGCCTAACTGAACTTCATCTCTATGGAAATTAATATGTTGGCGAGTGAGGTCATAATTAACCATATCACCCATTAGAACGCCAACTGGTCTTGCTCCACTTGAACTGGCCGCATAAGTAACTAGAGCAGAAGCCTGGTCCATTGCAGCGCCCGAACCAACTGTGCTTAGGACTACAACGCCACCCCTAGTAGCAACTTCATTCATGAAGTAAGAAATATCTGTTTTTAATTCGTAACGATCACCTTTAAGACTCATATCTTATTCTCCTATTTATTACCTTATTATCGCTTGCGTGATTTTTGGTTTTTAAGACTTTTGCCGATAAACTCAGAAAGAGCGGCTCTGGAAACTTCGGCATCGGCAACAACATTCGCAGCAGCAGCAGCGCCAGAATTACCTTCAACACCAGAATTAACAGCAGCAGCGGCAGTACCTAGATTGTCAGTTGTGGTTGCGGTCCCACCAGCATTAACCTTCTGAGCACCACTGTCGTCACCAGGCTTAATCTCAGCGACTTTCTTAACTGTGTCTGGCTTATCGAGTGAACCGCTACCAGCCTTAGCCTTCTGAACAAGAGCTAGAGCCTTATCGAAAGTCTTTTCGTCGGCGTCGGCCCAATCAAGTAGAAAAGCAGTCGCCTCTTCTTCGGTTAGACCAGCCTTGGATGTCTTGCCGGCCTTTTTGAATTCATCAATAGTCTTTTTCATAGCGTCGTTATCAGACTTAGCAACAGTGAGTTCTTTACGAACTTCCTCTAATTCGGCCTCAGCCTTTGCAGTCTTATCTTCGGCAACCTTGGTCTTTTTCTTCTCTTCATCAACCGCAGCGACTAATGAATTAACTTTATCTTCACTTGCCTTCGCGGCCTGAGTCTGACTATCTTTAAGTTCCTTGGCTAATGCAGCCTTCTCGGCTTGTAGAAGTTCGAGAGCTTTAGAAAGTTCAGATACGGTTTTTTCTGTGTCTGCCATATTTAACTCCTCGTTATTGTTCAGGTTATCAACCTCTGATGAATTTATATACCCCAAATTTGCAAAAGTGGATTTAAAACTTGCTACATTATTAAAAATAATACTTTCTGGATTAGCAGGCTTCTCAACGAGACCCTTTCCAGAGAACACTAAATTTGAAATAACGCGACCAATTTTATCCCCTTTATACTTACCTGTACCACCGTAAGCTCTAAGGTGTTTTGTAAGGAAAGCGCTCTCTTCGTCACGAGCAACAATTCTACAATCACCTTTAGCATCATAGAAACCATAATTAAATCCACGGAATAAACATTCCATAGAAACAAACCATTTATCTTCACCAATTTCTGCAATAATCTTTTCAATACGTTCTGCCTGATCTTTATCAGCCCAAGCCTTATAAATAACAGCACTTGTTAGGATGTGGAATTTATCAGGAACATCATCTAAAACAGAATCATCGGCGATAGCAGTGTAATCACAATCAACAGCACAATTACTGGTAATATGACCAATGATATCCAACTGGTTATGTCCATAATTAAAAGGCTTATCTTCGGGTGTGTGTCGAGCCGCCCAAGTAGGTTCTTTAACGAAAATGTCATCATTTAAATTCCAACCAGTCGTAACTAGGATAGTGTCTAAATAGAACAGATCCATCTGACCTTTATTAGCCGCCGCAGTCGTTTTATCGTAAATACTCTGAATAATTTCCTGCTTAGCCTTTTCGACAGCCTTAGCAGGAGAGGTATAAGCAATAGAAGCGTTGGACCGAACTAAATGATCAATCCCATCCTTTTTCTCAGCGGCAAAAATAGGAATTTCCCACATGTTACTTACCTCGTTTACTTAGGATATATTTATTAGTGTCAGACTTGGCGCGTTCGATAATTTCTTTAGTAAGACTAGCCTTAACTTTTTTCACAACCTCTTTAGCAACCGCCGCACCACTTAACACAATCTCAACCTTACCATCAGCTTTGATAGACGCCGTAGCCGAACAGTAATTTACATATGAGGAAAAATCATCATCGTTGGTCGCATTATTCGCAGAGATATTCCAAGAGACCTTTGGTTTATTCTTCGTGTAATAATCGTTATACATATAAGCTGATGCAGAGGTGACCTCGTTAACATCTTTGCCATCAATACTTGCCCTCAGAGTATTCTCTTCAGTATCAATCGTTATCGTCACTATCGCCATCGAATTCTCCTTTATACATAGCGTAAACAAAACATTGAATCTTGCGCATCTCGTCAAGAGTAGGACTGTCGCCCCGTCGCGCCTTAATTTCTTCAATAAATTTTCCGACAATCTCATCTGTATCATTATACACAGAAAGAGGATTTTGAACCAAACTATAAATATATTCCTCATCGATATCAGAGTAAGCAGAGGAATTAAGTAATAGGGTGAATTTAAAATCTTCCAACTCTTGTTGCTCGTCTGCCGTTAATTGTCTTAGGTCGGGCTTATTAAACTTATCTAGATAAAATGGGTTTACGACCTCTGCAATTGCTTTTTGAGCTTCCTGCGCCCAAATGGTCATATTCACAAATTCCTCGCTCGCCTTAGCCACCCTCTTCTTCCTCTGCTTACTATCTTTAGATGTTTTTGGACGACCTTCACCGGATACACCTTGCTTTTTCTTAATCTCCAACTGCATTTGCTGCTGCTCCTGTTGGACTTCAAGAGCGGTTTTTTCCCCAGGTGCCCTTTCCTCTAACGTAAGCCCAACCTCGCTAGGAGTGACCCCACCCCTTTGAGCAAAAATCTTTTCGAGAGATAGATCAGGTTGCGCGTCATGGTAAGGAGAAACCTTTGGTGGGTCCAACTTCTTTTCGCGTCTAGTAAATTCTTTGCCCAAACGTCTTGCTTCAACTTCAGGCTCAACGCCCCATCTTTCCTGAAAAGTCTCATCGGAAACAAGACCCCTATCAACCGCCTGAATCCATAATGCCTTCTCAGCCATCTCGTCACCAAGGTTAGGAACATCAAATATAACAGTCGGTGGTTGTTTAAATTTCATTGCTAGTTGGACCATCTTGGCTTCGTAGTCCCAGAATTGCTTAAGGTTATTGCGACCGTACTTTAGTCGTTCAGTAAGGGTTTTTAATGAAATGAAATTTTGATTGAACCCACCCCCACCAGAACTCGCCCCTGTCATTGTTGGGGGCACGCCCAATCCCGCATAAATACTCGCTAGACAAACTTCATACTTTGGGCTACCTAAAAACTTTTGAATTTCTGTAGATGTTTCATCTAATTCAAGGTCTGGTCCCCAAATTAAATCCATACTTCCGCCACCCACATTATTTAGAAGTAGGTCGGATAGCTTCGCAATAGCTGCGTCAGTGGGTAAAATCTGATGTTCAAGTGAACCCAACTTCCAAATACGAATGTGACTGATGGCACCATCAAGGGCGGCAAGGTCGGCAAGCTTCATTTTCTCTAGAGTAATTAGATCATCTAGAATTGCATATGTCATAGGATTGGCCCAAACCTGCCAATCATCCTTTTTGTAGTGATAAACAATTAAATCATCGTCACTGATTGGGATTTTTTTACCGCCAGCCTTAACCTTATTAACAATATCAGTAGGAAGACTATTAACCATGCCTAGTTCATACTCATCCTTTGGATTATTAATAATATTAACAAGTCGAGGATTAACGTTAATTACATAGTAGTATTTACCAGTAAAAGCGGTTAATTCCTGACCCATTGCATCTACACTCATTGGATTTAAGAATGTATAACGTAACGGAACCTCCCTATATTTTACATCATTAAAATCATCCTCATACTCTAGGTGCTCTTGACCCACAGCACGCTTAAATTCTTGGACTTGCTTTTCCTTAAGTTTCCCACGAGACCTTTTTACGAGTACGTTACCGGCCCGATAGAATAAATTGAGAAATCTTTCGGAGCGGTCCAAACCATTAACTCTCTTAAACCACTCGTTATAAAAGTTTTCAATCTGTTTGTTGGGGTGTGAGAACCTAATTCCTTGTACGGCAAAATCAGCCATGGTATCAATAATATTTCGCACAATACCAATTTTATCATATGCCGACATACAAGCAGAAATGATTTGCTTCTGCATACGAGGCACAGCTTCGGCGGGTCGGAAAAACTCATAATCTAACCGGCTAAAGCCACCCCTAACAGATGCGTTCCTATCTATACCTTTAAATTGATTAGATAGAGAAGCAACTGATCTGGTGATTGGCTCAATCTTATCTATCGCCTTACCGTAAGCAGAGAAAGCAGCGGTGGAGTCGGCCCCGTTGGCATAACTAACAAAAGCTTCTGTGTTTTGCTCGTGACTCACCGTATTTAAAACACTTGGCATTCTTCTCTCCCATAATTAGACATAATTAAATCGGTAATATAATTGATAATATAACTAGCTTATACACCATTACCACCCCTAACTATAGAGTTACCGTATCCGCCACTTCCGAGTTTGTTGGTGAACCATGCGGGGCCATTGTAGAGACGAGTATTTTTGGGTTTTTCAACTGCGCCAACGAATCCACCAACCGACACATAAGCAGGTTTTTCGACAAAGTGATTGAGGGCGCGACCTGCGGCATTTGCCATCAAGAGAGCCGAATACCTATCTTTGCGTTCCCGACCCTTTTTAGACCCAGATATTTTTTTCTCTGGTGTGTCGAAATGTTCCCGCCCTGTTGGAGTCTGAGTTACAACAATAGTGGCCAATTCATCCTTCAACTCCTCAATTTCCATTACACAATCTTCTAGGGTATCATAAACACGCTTTGCCCTCTCATCACTTTCTGCTGCTAAACTAATTTGCATGGGGTCAAAGTAGGGGAAAAGGAGGTTTTTATGCTCAAAATCCATCTTCATATTATGATTTGCCGCTGTAGTCCACTCTTGTCGTGCTGGCTGAACCAATTCAACAATATGTAACCCAACCTCGTTATCACATTCTCTTTCCTTTTTATCCGATAGAACGTGATCAGGAGTAATAAGAAGAAGTGGTTGCTCTCCAGGCTCCAAGCTAGATAGGTCTCTGAATGCCTCCATCACAGCACCACCACCACCCTGAGCATCCATAGCAATGTGGGCGCATGGGAAAACCTTCATAAGAGAGCGCACCTTTCTATTAATATAACCATAGAAAGTATTTTCTCGGACGATACCAGCCCTCATCTTCGCCCTATGATCTTCCTTGTCAGTGGTCCAACAATAAACAACTCTACAATGGTCGCCCGCCAACTCTAGAATAACGATGCTGAATTTATCCGCCTCAGCCGCCGGGTCAATCCCATAAACATATCGTGACATTGGTAGACCTGTAACTGTTGCTTTAAACTTAACAAGCCCACTAGGCTTCTCAATAGGCTCTTTAGTTACACACGATTCAATAAGAGACCTTTTGAAGAATCCATTTGAATCGTTGGCAAAAACAGCACCGAACTCCATCATATAATTGGTACTATGCGTGGTTGCTTTTGAACGCGAAATCTGCTTTTCATCCATCATACCCTTGGGTACCAACTCAAGAGGTAGTCGGATAATGCTATAGTCTCGCCAGTCAAACCCATCGGGTGGAGGCCCCTGGAAAATCTCCTCTAGCTTTTTAGGGTCGCCCTTACTAGCTAGATAAGATTTATAGTTCATATAATAACGATAAAAATGATTCCAACTATAATAAGCGGTACCCGCGAGTATAGATTGGTTCCCCTTATAATTAGCCTGAAGGTTTTTCTCTTGTTCGGGCGTCCACATATTTAGCCCTTTAAGAGTTTCGATAGTAGCTGACTCTTTTACCTTCTCCACAGGATTGGATGAAACGAATGCGAACCCCGCAATAACCTCTTCGTAAATTTCCGGGTTCTGGGATGCAAATTCGTCGCTAACAAGATAGTTAGCACGGTAACCTCTAATTTTTGATCCGTCGCCAATTGGGAGCGCACTAATAACACTCTCGCCAATCCCAAACCAATATCTATCCGTGTCGTGGTGAGACCCCTGTCTCCTATCATTTCCACATAAGTCTCTGAGAACGGGCGCAGAATCCCATAACCTTTCGATATATTCAAATACAACCTTAGCCTGACGGAATGCCGCCCCCGTAATAATAATACTGCACCCCTGAGTGATTAACGCTCGAAGTGTGCAGTAAAGCCCCAATGTAAATGTCTTGGAAGCACCACGACTCCCGATAACCATGGGGAATGGACGGTGCCATAATTCTTTCAAGATAAGATTCTGGAATGGAAGGATATCTTTATTTAATATGTACTTACATGTAAAGTGAAAGTTATTTGGGTCTCTAATAACCCTTAGAATATCTACATCTGGTTTGACCGTTCTCTTTTTTAATGGGTGGTGGTTAGTCTCTTTAATCTTTTTAATCAAGTCCCAATCTAAATTAAGATATGAGAGTTCTTTGTGGTCGAGGATAAATTGCATATCCTCTTTTGTGTAATTTTCTACCCTATTACATGTATTAACTATATTACCTACCATATTTTTGCACCATGTATTTAAATATAATTTCAGCCCGTTCTGCCCCCCTACCTTGGCCCGCAAAGATAATCTTAATTTTATAATTCAGATCAATCTCAGTTAATTTTTTGATCATATAATTGGGCGTAACTTTTAATTTTGGCCAGAGATACTTAGGAATTTCTGAGTTAGCAGGGAAAGATAATATGTCGTCGTAGTCGAATTCTAATATAAGAAAAGGGTGGGCGAACAATTCGAGTCGGTCCAACTCACGAAAGAAGCGCGCCTCATTGATGTTGGTGGCGAACTCGCCGGTTGACCACTTGCGTTCAATCGATAGAATATCTTCATACCCCTTTAGGGTATAGTCGCCCGTCTTCAGCTTTTGTACCGTCGTCCCCTCACAAACACTCGACCGTGGAAACTCCCAATAATTCTTCTTTTCCTGTTGGTCCCGAATAACACTGTATTTACTCATCCTCTTCCTCCTGCTTACATTTCCACAATAGATAATTAATATCCATTGCCTTTTCTTGATTAACTAAGTATGTACACAAAGATTCCCATTGTTCCTCTTTACCCCACATTTTACCGTGACACACCCTACAAAGAGTAATAAGGTTTTCGGGGTCGTACCGCAACGTTGGGTAATCGGCCCACTTTTTAATATGGTGAACACATAAATGTTTCTTACCACCACACTTTTTACACTTATGACCATCCCTCTTTAAAACGACCAGGCGCGCCTTCTTATATTGTCTATCCTGTCTGTAAAACCTCTCATCTCTTTTCATTAATCCTCCTCAGCCTCATTAGCCTCATTAGCCGCCAGGACTATCTCGGGAGTATGCAGAGGGAAATCAACCTCACCATTCATATAAGTATGAAGTTCCGACAACCTTTCTTTTTCTTTATCAATAGCTTTATCCATAATAACCATATCAATACCAACACGGTTGCGTAACTCTTCCTCATCCAACATTCTGAGAATGCCGGTGAAATTCTTTTGGCTATTTTCGATCTTTTGAATACGCTGCTCTCGGGTCGCCTTCAACTCTTTAAGGAGCGACGAATATTTGTCGGACAGGTCTTTATATTCTTTGGTTTTACTTTGAGTGGTCTGGCGCAACGCATTTAATTGCCCCTCCATAGCCAACACCCTCTCTTTCTCTGCGGGCGTCATCTCGGAGGGTGAGTGGGTCGCATATTCCGCCTCAATCATTCTTTCGAGCCGGTCGATATTATCCTGAGTTTGCTTACGTTCCTTGTTGTGTCGCGTCATAAAGATATCTAAAGTAATCGCCTGAAAGATTTGGTTCCGCTCCGTCGCCATCACGTTGCCGTCAAACTGCCCCACAAGCTCTACATATGAATTTTCAAAAAGAATTAACTCATCAGAATTAAATTGTTCTTTGATCGACCCCCACTTATGGTGGTTTCTTAGCGACTCGCGAATCTGAATATTCTCATTTTTCTTAGACGCAAGCCCCGGATTATCGGTTAAATATTCGAGCCTATAAAGCTGCACCGATTCAACCGGGCGCCTCAACATTTTACCAATTTCTTCGTCCGACTTTGTCTCGCAGAGTTCTTCGATTTGCCTCTTCTCTTCTGCCGACAACCGACCCCGTTTAATTGTTTTACTCGTTTTACTCATTTTTCTCTTCTTCATAAGTAAGTTCCTCGCCCAACTTGATGATTTCCGCTATCGCTTCACGCACCTTAGTTTGACGCGGCTTAGGAATCCGCACCCCATCACACATTCGGAGGAAGTCCGTCCTAAGTTCAACCGGCAACTCCCTATTGATCAAATCCATCAAATGAGAATGGTGGACCTCTTCGACCACACCAGCTTGATCAGCTTGCAGGAGAATTTCATGGGCGATTTCATGAATACATGCGGGCCGCATTATATTTCGCCGCACCCTATTACGCTTTTCCCACCCCTCTACCTTGTCGGGATTCACTGGTTTTTCGGAGCGCCCCACATTATCGCGCCTGAAGTTTTTCATGCGGGTCGTCACATGAATGCGCAAGAATCGCTCCAGCGCCTTCGCCATTTCCGCATCGGTAAACCGCGTATCGTCGAAAGTCGCCAACCCCGTAGTCATCGCCCGAATGCGCCCCTCTTGCTGAATGTCTTCAATGTCGTAGAATCCAAACGTTAATTTAGGTGACAGCTTCGTCACGATTTCTTCGACCACCATTAAAACGGACTCTTCAGTCATGCTTCGCGGAATCTTCATTGGCTACGCCTTTCTGGACTTTCTGGGGGACGGTTTTCTTTTTAATAATGGCGGCGGCGGTTTTCTCATCTGGGTCGGGACATTGTAAATCGTCAACGGCACTTGCCTTGCTGGATTCTTGCTCGATAACTTTTAATCTGGATTCGGTCATGTACACTTTCCTTTCTCTGTTAACTTGATTTTAATTTGACCACTATGTATAATATAGGCGGGTTCGCTTAAATGTGCACTGTCTATAAACTTATACACGAGCCTGCGGCGCTTTTTTAATATTTTTCAAAAGGAAAAAGGAGAAAATAAAAATGGACGAAAAAACCGAAAAACTTTTTTATCGCGGAGATTCCAACATATTTACCCTATTTACCCTACCGGATTATGTCAGCTTTAATTACAAGCCCTTACCGGATATCACCGCTTATGAGCTTAGTAGAATTATGGAGATTTGCTTTCGTTATATCGGAGGGAACTACTTGACGAGGTCGGAGTTTGATAATTTACCAGAGGGGGTGCGGAGACACTTACAGTTGGGGGAGTTGGCAGGAGAAAGTAGGGGGGTGGGGATGGGTGGTATGGGTGGTATGGATGAGGGAAACGTGCAGCGAAGAGTTAGTCACTATAATAAGAATATAAAGCGAGATGATTAGGTGATACTTATCGGATAGGATTAGGTGATACAATTTTATTAGTGTGGAAAATTTAGCGTCTGAACCACCCCCGCCCATAAGCACCTCTTTATATGATGATCTTCCGATTTATAAAAACCCCTCAACCCCTTGCCACCAAACGAGTTACGCGACCTACCCCCCGACGAGGCTTCGCCAATCACGACGAGGCTTTGCCCGATCAGTCCGAAGAGGCCGGTGGCGTCGAAGAGGCCGGTAAAGTCACAACCATAATTTTCCCGAAATCGCATCAATTATATCGGGGCGCATTTGACATACTGTAATGGCATGGTATAATTGTTACAGAGCCAGTGAGAAAGAATAAACCTTTTCGGAGGCCAATCGTGCTGACTTTCACGCCTAACCAAACCGTCGTCTTCGAGTATAAGCGACGTACTGAATCCGGTCTCACCTATCGCATTGGCGAAGTGATCGAGGACCGACCTAACCACGTTCTCATTCGAGAAACTGTCACTCCGGGTCACGACCAGTACCGGCTCTTTCACAAGTCTGCCATGACCAACGTCTTAGTGGACTAATCCAATGGCCCCCCTCCCAATCAACACGCGGGCACGGATGCTCGCGAAACATCATAACAATGGGAGCAAACGTCAGCGGTTTTCATTCGACGATGTGAAGTCTAGATGGTATAGTTATTACAGAACACAACGGTTCAACCGACACATGCTTTTGGGGGGATGAAAGGATGACTTTCGATGAAATCCAGTGTGAAGAGGTCTATGATCATGAGCTACTGGAAGACGTGGTCGAAATGCGCCCTTCCCATGATTGCTACGCTGGTCCCGACCTTCGGAGCAACGATGACCGCTCTTTGGTGGGTTTGGACGATTGGCAGTCAGATTTTCCTGTCACTTCATAATGTGATGGTTCAATCGTCGAAGAGTTTGTAATTCTCTGATCATTTTGTTAGTCGGCACCGTTAGCTCAATAGGTAGAGCAACAGGCTTTTAACCTGTCGGTTGGGGGTTCGATTCCCTCACGGTGCACTGGTCGGATAGGTGACGCTGGGTAGGGGACGCTTCAAAAGAGCGTTACCCGAGAGTGGGCAAAATCCGACCTTCACTCACTTACTCTTTCTCTGCTAACTGGTAACTAGTAATTGGAGATTCGACTATGCGTCATGACATGCTCAAGAACGCGGTTCGTGGTGACGTGGTGACCTTTCCCGCCATGACCAACCTGCGAACGTTCCGGGTTGTCAAGGTTCGGGACCGTATGAAAGAGGGTCTACAGGCAGATACCCTTCGGCGTCGCCCTTTGAACATTCGGTCACAAGTGCACGTTACCCTTCGGGACACCCGCACCGGCCGACTGCAAACGCGATACTTCGCGGAAAACGTCCCCGCGTTGATTCTGGAAATCTGAGGTTCGCCGGATAGGGGTTGACGGTTATCCAGAAAAACCGTACTTACCTCATCTCGAATTGGTTAGCAGGGGAAAGCAAGGGGGGTCGCCATGAAAGAGGATTTGCTGGAAAACGTTCTTAAGGCATTGCTCGCTAGTGGAGTGGCCCAATCCGAATTGGTTCGGGCAACGCAGATGGTTTTGAGCGATTCCGTTTCCAACCAACTGCACGCGGTCGTCTTGAGCCTAATGGACGAAGAGAACAAAGAGGTTTGACCCCCTAACCCTTCCCTGCTAACTACGGGGTGGATTAGGGCCAGTTATTTTGGGACAAGTTTGACATTCCGATGCGACGTGGTATGATGGGATAAGAACGCGAAAGAAACCTTTTCTGGAGTCATGAACGTGGCGAAGATCATTCCCCTACTCAAGTTCTCGCGTGGCAATGCTAAGTTGGGAAAGAGCATTTATACGTTCTCGCTTCCGAGCGGTCATTCCTGCCCCAACGCTCTTGAGTGCCTTAGCAAATCCGACCGGGCGAACGGCAAAATCAAAGACGGTCCACACACCCGGTTTCGGTGCTTCTCTGCTTCTCAAGAGGCTCTTTATGGGCCGGTTCGGCGGCAACGGTGGCACAATTTTGAGGCGTTGAAGGGACTGACTTCGGAGCAGATGCAAAGTCTGATTTTCCTGTCGATTCCTTCAAAAGCAACGATGGTGCGGATTCACGTTGGGGGGGATTTCTTCAGCCAGGCTTATTTTGACGCTTGGGTTGAAGTCGCACGGATGCTACCAAACGTGACATTCTACGCCTATACCAAATCCCTTCCTTATTGGGTTTCGCGGATTCACAAGATCCCCTCTAACCTCATCTTGACCGCCTCTAGGGGTGGTCGCCGCGATGAGATGATTAAGACTTACGGGCTGAGAGAGGCTGTTGTCGTCTTCTCAGTCGAGGAAGCGGAAAAGCTGGGCTTGCCTATTGACCACGATGATTCCCATGCGTACACTCAAGGTGGGTCATTCGCTCTTTTGATTCACGGTACCCAACCTTCAGGAAGTGACGCGGGGAAAGCCAAGTCTAAGCTCAAAGGTGTCGGTTCTTACGGCCGAGGCAAAAATGGGAAATGAATTAACGGTATGGGAAATCCTTTGCCGTATAATCATTTGCCTATCGTTCGGCTATGGGCTTATGACTTACCATCCTTCAGACACGCTCACTTCCCGAAGGAAAAAGCTCAAATGACCTTGAAGCGTGATTGGTACGCTGGACTTCGCGACGAAATGGAAACCGAAATTCGCAAGGGGCTGCACAAGGCACGGAGGGCGGGCCGGACGGGTTGGGGTGACAGTCGGAAGAAAAGAGTCAAGCATGACTACGTTGTCAAACCTCTATTCCCCTCTTTCACAACGGATGATGAGCACGGAGGGCGGAGCCTGACCTACCACAATGAGCAAGTGGCCGATAAGGTCGCACGCCATGAGGCCGGACAATCCCTTTGGAGCGATGGCGAAGCCGATACGGAGACATTTGAGGGAACGGAATTGCGGGATAGCGAGAAGACTTTTATCGGTTCCATCCTTGACATGAGAGACGCCCATCTTCAGGAAAGCTCTAAGAAGAAATGGGTTCGGGAATTGAGTGAGACTGAGTCGTTCCCCGGTCGTATGCTTGCCTAACAATCTGACGGTTTTTAGAAAAATTATTTTGACCGAATCCTATCCAAACTGTATGATTTACAGTGCGGGTAGGATTTCTCACTTTCGATCAAAGCACGTTAGCAGGGGAAAAGCAATGAGGGTCACCCAATTTCTTGAGAAGCACAATCCGACCTTTTACTTCAACAGGGTCGATAGTCGGCCCCGCGTCAACCCGAGTCAACTTGAGATGAAATTTCGTCATTACCTCGTCACCCTGATTACGGAACGGGGAAGGATGGTTTCGTTCTACTCAGTCGAAGAGGCCGTTAGAGAGGGGCCGTTCCTTATCAATGTGCTCGAATGTCTCATTTGTGAGGCAGTGTGCGGTGACATGACCTATCGAGAAGCCTGCGAGGAAATCGAGGGTGTTTTAGACTTCAGGGAATGGCAGTCATGTCGAGACACGCGGGACGGTCTGATTGATCTATTCGGGAGGGAAGGATTCGGGGAATTGTTGGCGGTCACATTCTGAGGTTCCTGCGCAAATAGGTTTTGACTTTCCCCATCGGTGCTCTATAATTGAGTATCGGTGGGGAAAATAGATTTTCGGGAAATGGGAGTCGGCCACATGTTCGTTTACGAGATTCCTGCGGAAAACCTGGACAAACTGACGGAACGGTTTGAGAAGATGGTTAATCGGTCAAAGAAGTGCCGAACCATCGCACCCACGTTCACCGTCATCCATGAGGCTGAAGAGGTCTCAACCGCCAAGGATTCCGACGTGGCGACCGTCAACCGCTTCCTCTACATCACGATCGATGGCATTCTCCCGAAGGTCAAGGATTGGCAGTTCATCGCCACTATCGACCACACGAACGATACGGGCAACATCATCCGTGGCGTTCCTGGCATGGGTGACATTCCCGTCTCATTCAGAAAGGCCGCTCCCTCTTGTCAGCATTGCGGCCACACCCGCCAGCGTCATGAGACGTTCGTTCTGCGCAAGGGGACCGAATACAAGCAGGTGGGTCGAAACTGCCTGGCCGATTTCTTTGATGGCGAGTTGGCGGATTACGTGGTGCCTCTCACCGAACTATGGGAAAGCTTGGGTGAGATGATTTCGGGGATGGGTGACAGCTACGGAAACCAACCCTCATTCTTCTCATCGGCCGACGTTCTCACCCTTACTCAAGAGGTCATTATCGAGTGCGGTTGGCTTAGTGCGACGAAGCGACGTGAGATTCTTGAGACCGATGATAGGGCGCCGGAAACCACGGCTTATTTGGTTGGCTCATTGTTGGCACCCCCGGTGACTCGTTCCACCTACATTGTCGAGTTGTGGAGCAAGATTAACGCCAATCGGGCAAACCGCTCCGAAGAGGAAAACGCCTCTCTCGACACCCTTTCCGAAACCGCTCTTGAGTGGGCGCGTTCACTCGACCCGGAAGCCGAAACGACTAACGATTATCTGTACAACCTCCACACCATTAGCAAAGCTGAATCTGTCAGCTACAAAGGCTTGGGTCTTCTGTGCTCCCTCATTCCAGCCTATCGCCGGGTTACTGAGGTCCAAAAGGAAAGGGAATCCAAGCCGGTTTCATCTCACGTTGGAATCATCGGTGGTCGGCAAGTTTTTGAGAATGTGACTGTCGAATGGGTTGGACAGGCGACCTACAGCCAATGGGGTGCGACCACACCAGTCAAGTTCGTCGATTCGACCGGAAACGTTCTGATGCTTTGGTGCTCGGGTAGTGCGAACGAATACGAGGTTGGAAAAATCCTCTCTATCGTCGGCACCGTCAAGAGCCACGATATCTATCGAAACGTTAACCAAACGGTTATCAATCGTGTCAAGCTGTGGGATGGAAAGCCTGTCAAGCAAGCCAAGCCTAAGAAGAAGTGAGGGGGGGGCTTGCTACCTAACCCTTGTAACGCTAGTGTGTTATGAGGGTTAGGTTAGCGACATATGTGCGTCCTAGCATATGTCGCCCGAGAACCCGATAGCCAAGAGGGAACACCTAAACAAACAAGAGTTGGATGGCCACGCCTGTGCATATGTAGATATGTTATTGTGTGGACTGTGTGGGCTGTGCAGTTGGGGGAGATTTCTACTTGACATTTGTGCGCTAGGGTCTATAATTGGACAACGGGATTGAAATCAGTTAGCAGGGGAAAATCAGGGGGGTGGCCAGTGCATTTTGAATACCTCAGCCATAACTCTTATTGGGTCAAATGGCAGAAAGGTGACCGATTCCCTACTTGGGAGGTTGGCGGTTGGCGAGTCGTCGGCACGGATGGAAAGGTTCTTATCGAGGGGGATTTCAACGGTTGTTTCTGGTTCATGTATAAGAGTGGTGCGGCGTTTTCCCACCAGACTCCAAAAAATGTTTGAGGATTACGAGGAGATGAACAATCGCGAGAAAAGGCTTATTCGGGAAAATACCATTCGATCAATGATGTTGGCGGCATTTCGGATTGACTGCCACGAATCCGCCAATGTCACCTACGAGGCAATTCGGCGCCACTGTCCCGAATTCTCGCCTCGTCAACGGGCCATGGTTCGCTCCATTGCGGTGAACAAAGGAATTGTGGACGATTCACCCGAGTGGAATTAACATGCTTTTTCCCTGCTAACCTCTTGATTTGGTCGGGGGGTTAGCTACAATTGTTCAGGGTAGAGAGAAATTCCTTTCGGAGAATGATCAATGCACACAACCGATTTTCGCGAGATTGGCAACGATGAGCGAATGAGGGTCACCTACGGGTTTGAATGTTTCACTGGCCAACTTCCCTATTTCAGCATCACAGGGGAAATCTTCGGCAAGCGTGGGATGGAAACCTGTGGCTGCATTCATAACGAAATCCGCAAACACTTCCCTGAGCTTGCCAACCTCATTCCCTTCCATCTGTGCGATAGCAACGCAACCCCAATGCACTATGTCGCCAACGCGGTGTATTGGGCTGAGCTTGCTATGGGTGTTGGTCAGTGGCACGGGAAAACCGATATCCCGAACGGATATGCTTCCTTTGAAGACGTTTTGGCGTCTCACATCCTTGCTGACGTTTTGGGTGACAGGGATGAAATGAAGGATGCAATCCGTCTGTCCAAACCCGATTTCAAAGCTTGGCTCGAATCCAGGATGGATAAGCTGGGTGCCGCAATGAAAACCGCTCTGGAATCCCACGGTATCACCATTCCCACCACTCCCACCACTTCGGAAATCTTGTGATGATTCGCTATCGTGACAATGCCGGTTGCACACAACATTCAATCGCCCGATTCACCAAACATATCGGGCGGCTCGGCAAACTGAGCTACATCAAAGGGTATCGGTACAGAGGCCGTTATCAGGCTATTCATGAGGGGGTTTTGATCAGGGGGGAAAACGGTACCTTGCGGTTCAATGGTTTTTGCTGGGGGTATGGTGGTGAAGGTCCGCACGGTCTGAAAACCATTCTTTTGAAGCTGGGGGTTGACGAACCCATCGCACATCAAACCGCTTTCCATACCCCCCGTCGCTGGCCAGATATCGAGGAAGCTTGGAGAATTACCTTCTGAGGGATTGCAATTGGGGTCGGAATACCTTAGAATGGTTTAGTGGGCAACTCTTTTAGGAGAATCCGAGAATGACGCTCACACCAGCCTATGGGCGAGATTACAAGTCAGTCAAAGCTGTCAAGGAAGATTTTGACGCGGGAAAGGATTTCATGATTAACGATGTTTCCTCAAAGGATGATGGGAGGTACGCCAACAAAGAAGACCTTATCCAAGCAGGTGTCAAGGCTGTCAAAATCCGATACGCCCGTCTCACAAAGGTCACAATTCTTAAATTGTAGGGGGATAACCATGATCAAAGTCATGGGCCATGGGAAGATGAGGAAAACGGTCAACATCCAAATCACTCCCGATGGGAAAGCTACTCCAGATGGGACAACTCATTTGGAGTATGCAAGTGATGCTCACAGACTCGCTAGGGTTCTAGAGCGTAACCTACCATCGGGAACATTCGACCGTCTTCTCAAAGACCTGTTTTCAATCCACATGCGGGATTACCTTGACGACCAAACCATCCGACAGGGAAACGGACACTTCTAATGTTGGTCGATCAATTCCTCAGCATTCTGGTTACCGAACCAACACCATTGGTTCTCACCTTGACTACGGTAATCGTTAAGATGCCGGGTGATGGGGGATTGCTCAAGTTCAAACGGGGGGACAAAGGAATGCCAACCCCGTTTGTTGACGGTCTGTATCATCTCACACGCCAACACATCATCCTGGGTGGTAACTACGCTCGAATGGTGAACGAGCAACGCCAACGTGAATTCAAAGCCTACCTGGACAGCATGCCAACGCCTCCGAAGTTTGTTCAATCCATTTTGACAGCCGATGAATTCATTGCCGAGGAACTCTGGAAAGGGAAGGGGCGCCGAGATGAGTTATTTCCTAGATTCGTTGTTTCTCACAGGGACACTGGTTTACGCTATCTGTGCTTCCGACCAGTTTCATACGATCCATCGGGACAACCGACACCATTGACAGATGAGTTCTATGAGGCCGTTACGCTTCGACGTGTGGATTTTGACAAAGAGGTCAAGGATTATTACAGAGCGGTCGGCAAACCTCCCAAGGGTCAAATGACCAAAAAAATGGTGCCATGGCGTACCGTTAAACTGGTTAATTGTGTGGCATGTCGATATAAAGGGACACAATACTTTTTGGAGACGGAACTATTTGACCTTCCTGGTTTGCGTGATATAATTGGTTAGCAGGGGGAGAGAGCGGTTAGCAGAGGAGAACAGGGGGGGGGCATGACCGATTTAGACCGTCTCACACACAAGCTGATTAAGCTGGAAATTCCCTTCGCGTTCGATGGGAAGCATCTTATCGTGTGCGGATACGTCGTGTGGTTTGGTCTCAACGGGCACT